CCGTTAGTCTCGCAGATGTGATGCGCATCAGCTGCCGCGCGTAGCTCGTTCGCCAGTCTAGTCATTTCAGATGTCATAAAATTCTCCTATGAGCCCTGCCGTAGTTTGGCTACGGCAGGGGAAAAAGGTTAGATGCTCGGAGTAGTCAATCCGTCGAACGTACGACGATTGTAGAATTCGTGCAGCGCTTGGCGCACGATACCGTCGGGTGTAGTGTCATGTTGGGATTTGAGTTTGAGAATGGCGCTGATAAACTCAGCGCGATCGTTAGGATTGTCAAGAGACTTGCGTGATGTTACTTCGTTCATGTGGCCTCACAATGTTGTTGTGCGGTTATGTCCGCACGGCAGGAACAATCGACTAGTGAACTATACGAAATGGATAACCGATAGTCCATACGTAGAACTACGTAATTTTCGGTACGTATAACTACGTAGTTAACCGCATGCTGCAACAACATAATAGAGCATAACTACATAACGAAATGGAATGCAGTTAGAATGTCGTGCATTCATGCAGTTAGCGACATAATGCTGAAACATGCATGCTTACCCTTCCCTAGAAGGGTAAGCAGTAGCATGTTTGGTCCAGCATGCCTCGGATGTTGTTTGAGACTGGCAAAAATCGATTTTCTATTGTTTTCAACGATTTAGCGATATGGCCTTATTTTGGCCATAAACAGGCCATAGCACGTTAGATTTCCGGAACTGGGCTCTATACATAGCTTGCATGTCGAAGGCATGTCCTTGGCGAAAGGCCACTGAAATGCGTTGGGTAGAAAATGAATAATATTCACCTATTATCAATAGGTTACGGACACCTATGCATAAAGATGCATTGGACTTTGGTATTCGAATTGCCCAGGGCTTGAGATGTTAGAAAAATAACACCTGATGTTACTTTTATAACATGCGGGATTTGGTCGCCTCCCGATACGTTATTCCAGTATCCCAATCCCCATATCGAGCCCAGCAATTCGCAATGTACGACGGCTATCGTACTTCCCGAGGCGCTATTCGCGATTCGCGATGCTCGACTCTGCGATGCGAAGTACTTTGTCCCAGCAAGTTGCTGATTCGCCTAGACTTAGGCCCGGTAGGCCCTTTGGGGGGCGGGTGGCTTCGATATCGATATTCCTGCACCCAAATCCCAATAAAATTACTTGCATGCTGTTTCCATGTACATCTCGCTATTCGCATGTAGTTATGCGGAGGAAAAGTTCAGCATTCTCCGCAAGTTGCAAGTTGTGGTAGGCTGAATCTATGAGCGATACAACCGATCTCCTCGGCTTCACGCCAGAAGGCAGCGGAGAGTTCGATCTGGCAAAATCCGACAATCCCGATCCGCCATACATCCGCGGCGATCGTTTCAGCGTTGACCAATGGCGCGACAAGAAAAAGATGATTACCTGGATGAACCAGATGCGCAAGGCGCCGATCGATGGAATCGACGACACGATCGTCAACGAATCCTATTCGGCTGCAGTCTGGTTATTCCGGCAGGCGGCGATCGATGGAGACCTGAAGGCGACCACCGCTTTGAAGATGTGGCTCGAATGGGCGAAGCCGATTACGAATCGCAAGAAACCGCCGCGGGAGATTCCACAGAGCCCTGGGTCGATTGCATTCCTTCCGCGCGAGGTAACTCCCGATGAAGAGTGATATAGTGAGGCTATGCAATTCATTCACGTTCTGATGGCGATCCTCGGCTCCTGGCGTCTTGTTGAAGTTGCGATGTTCGATGAGATCTTTGCGCCGATCCGGAAACTGTGCTCGCGTTTTCAGTGGCTGAAACTTTTCTGGCAATGCCCGAAGTGCGTTTCAGTTTGGGTAGGCGCCGCGTCAACGATCGCATTCTTCTACTTCCCGTTTCTCAATTGGCCATTCGCTCTGTCGTTTCTCTATTTACTTTCGTATCGGATTATTGATAGTTGGGCCGCGACGAAACGCCACGGAGTATTTTTTGAAATCGTGAACGGACAAGTGCGAATCGATTGGGGGGGATTTGATCCGACAGTCAGCATCGAGAATATTTCTAAAGTCCTCGACCAATTACGAACTCCGGTTAAAGGGAATGAATAGTGTCTTGCACAGGATCAACTCCGAATTATGTAGCCTCTGCTGATGCCGCCAGTATCCAGAGTTGCTTTAACAACGCAACTCATGCCAACGACACAATCACAATCGCGTCTGGGACAATTCATTTTACGACACCGCTCCATTGGGACACGATGGGCGCAAATGCAAGTCTGTTTGGATCAGGAAGTCTAAGCACAGACGGCGGCGGGGATGTCACAATTCTAATTGACGATGATACGAGTAACGAGGCGAAGATCCAATTTACTCCCGCTGCCACTGGAACATTTCGCCTAGCCGGTCTGACAGTGAAAGGTGGTTTAGGTTCCTTTTCCGATCAAGGGATTCTCAAAATAGGCGCTACCTCTGCAACAGTCCGGATAGATCATTTCCATTGGGACGGTACAACCTATTCTTCTCCAAACACACAGAAGTGGATTAACATTACCGGCAAAATTTATGGCGTAATGGATCACTGCGTTATCAAGACCCAGGATATTAGCTGGATCCACATGCAAAACGGAAGTGATAGCACCGGGGACGCGGATTGGGCAGCAGCAACTGGATTTGGCGGAGCGAACTTTTTCTTCATCGAGGACAACTCATTTGATTCAGTTCAAGCAGGACCAAAAGATCAAGGGAGTGTCGTCGACTGCGCCACCGGTGGGCGTTTCGTTATTCGGTTTAATACTCTTGCTGGGAATAACATTGGCCAGACGCACCCAACGGGTCACTCTAGTGATAATCGAGGATGTCGTGCAAGTGAGCAATACGGAAACCTGATTACAACATCTACAAGCGGATTCGAACCTGGATTCTGTATGGTCTGCAGCAATTCCGGCGCCGGACTTTACTGGAATAATACAGCTTCGAATGTTTTCAAAAACGTTTTCGATTTCTACGACGTTCGTATCGGCAACCAAGCAGACGGTCAGCCATATAACCAGACCGCTACTCCTGGCGGTTGGGGTAATCTGGGAACAGCACACGGTCCATCGAATTGGGACCGTAATGACGATGCTTCTGGTTATTACGGTATCGATATGCCAGGACGCGGAATTGGTGATTTACTGACCGGCCTTTTTCCATCAAAACTGAATAGCACGACATCCTCAATCCATCATCCAAATCAGGCTCTTGAACCAATCTATACATGGATGAATACCGCGTCAGTAGTTGCCGGATGGGGTGGAAGTTATTACAGTACCAGTAGCCCAGTTAACTCCGACCGAGACTATTATCAACAAGCCAGCGGTATCCAGACAAACGCGACGACGCCATTCAATGGCACCACCGGAACCGGCTGGGGAACACTTGCAAATCGCCCAACAACTTGTACGACAAGTAGCGAAAGCGGTGGCGGCGTCAGCTATTTTGCTACAGATCAAGGATCCTGGAATACGAGTCTATCTAACTCTCACGGAGTACAAATGAGCGGTGCCAGTGGCGTTCTCTATAAATGCACCGCAACAAACACGTGGTCACTCTACTACACACCATATACGTATCCACATCCGTTACAAGGAGTAGTCCCTGAAACGCAAGCACTTGCTAAGATGATTCCTATGAGGATGGTTTTGTAATGGCAACAGCACGAGTTCAAACCGTAACCGGAGATTGGTCTACAGGATCGACGTTAACTGCATCGATAACTGCGACGAACGGAAATCTTCTTGCAGTATCGATTCATTTTATCGCCAATAATTCTTCAAACAGTTTTGCAACCTTCAGTGATGGAACAAATACCTATACCGAGATTGATCGTTCTGAGGCGGTACTTGGAGGCGATAACACCGGACTGGTAACAGGGTATGCGAAAAACATAACAGGCGGCGCGTTGACCGTTACTGCGACGATGAATACTTCGGTCATTGACCGGGCTCGGCTAGTTGTCGAAGAAATAAGTGGATGTGATACGACAGCACCGCTAAACGTTCACGCTATTCAACACCAAGCCGCTCCTGGAACCGGAACTGATGCTGTCACATCCGGAGCAGTTACCGCTTCTGCAGGAGATTATGTCTATGCAGCCTGCATCGACTTTTTTAGCGGCTCGCCTGTCCTAGCTCACGGCACTGGATTTACGGATGGTATGAACGCTGCAGTTTGGGCTACTGAGTTTATTGCAAATTTTGCCGGAGGGTCGAAAGCCGGAACGTTTACGACTTCTTCTGGATCTTTAGATTTTTTTACAGCGGTTGCAATGTTCAAAGCGGCAGCAGGTGGTGGAGGAAGTGTTCTTGGATCCTATTACTACGAGAAAGTCGCAGGGATGATACCATAGGCTTATGTTCAAGAACACGGCATCTCAAAAAGTAATTGTCTTCGCTTTCGATGCGACAACCAATGTTCCAAAGACCGGAGATGCGGCGAACATTACCGCTTATGTTTCGAAGGATTTCGGAGCGGTCACTGTACTTGGTGACACAAGCGCAACGGAGATGGATGCGACGAATGCGCCAGGGTATTATCTCTTCGACATCACACAGACAGAAACAAACGCCGATACGATTCTCGTCTCTGGAAAATCGTCAACGGCGAATATAAAGATTCTTGGAGCACCGGCAGCGATCTTCACAGAACCTGCGAACTTCACATCCACATCGATCGATAGCAACGGACGCCTAGATATTATTAAGGTTAACGGGACAAGCCAAACGGCAGGCGATATTTTCTCTAAAGTATCGGGCCTGACATACACAGTTGGTAGTCAAGTTGACGTGAATCTTAAGAGTTGGCGCGGAACAGCTGCGGCTGCAGAAAACACACCAGGTGTACCCATAGTCGATGTTGCCCGTATAAACAACATCGTAACGACTTCCGTAGTAACCGTCAGTGCCAAGATAGGAACAACAAGTGCGATCCTGTTTGACGGAAACGGAAACGTCAAAGCGGATGCTGAGTCGTGGTTAGGAACAACGATTGTTACCCCGGCATCAGCCGGAACACCAGATATAAATGTAAAGAGCTTCACAAACGGTTCTCTTCATCAAGCGACGTTTGCATCGGATGTACCGAGTCTCGCAACCCGAACCGGCACAGCCCAGGCCGGAGGCGCATCTACAATTACACTCGATTCTGGCGCGAGTGCAACGGATAACTTCTATAAATTTCAAACTGTAGAACTTACTGGAGGAACGGGTGCAGGGCAGACCAATGTCATTGCCAGTTATGTTGGCGCCACAAAGATTGCGACCTTGGATCATGCCTGGGCAACCAATCCCGATAATACGTCCACGTTTATACTGCTGCTCTCTTCGGCACTCCCAAGCGCAACTGCTTTAACCGGAGCCCAAATCGCGACAGCGATCTTTACAGACACGGTTGCCGGAGATTTCACAGTTGCGAATAGTGTTGGAAAGTCGATTATGAATGGGATTGCACTTGGAACCGGACTTACGATCGTTTCGGTTTCCGGTTCTGTTGGAAGTGTCACCGGGCTCACAGCATCAAATCTCGATACGACTGTCTCCTCCAGAATGGCAACCTATACACAGCCAACCGGATTTCTTGCGGCGACATTCCCGTCTGGCACGATCGCGAATACGACGAATATAACAGCTGGGATAATCACAACTGTAACGAACTTGACGAACGCTCCAACTGCCGGTGACTTCACCGCGACAATGAAGACGAGTTTGAATGCATCAACACCGGCCTCAATTACTGGTGCTGTTGGATCCGTGACTGCAGGTGTAACCTTGGCCGCAAGTCAGCTCTTTGCAAAGAAGAATACACAACTGACTGCCTTCATGTTCAAGATGGTCCTGGCATCAGACCATATCACTGCCGCCACTGGAAAAACCGTTGTCTGCCAAAGAAGTATTGATGGCGGCGCATTTGCGAATTGTACGAACACTCCTGCAACGGAAGTTTCGGCTGGGTGGTATAAAGTTACGCTCTCCGCGGCTGATATGAACGGCACAACGATTGCGCTGAAATTCACAGAAGCCTCTTGCGATCAGCGAGACATTCTGATAATCACCCAGGCATGATAATCGATTACGGCAAAGGTGGTTTATATCCCGGCGTCGAGATTATCGAATTTCCGCAGATCTATGGGTGGTTCGGAATCTCCGCTCCAGATGTTTTTATCGCAAAGATCACAGCACGGGTTTCAACACCGGAAATTGACTTTTCGGTTTCGACTCCGAGAATCGATGCATTCGTCCAGGTCATTTCGGGAAGTGGTACAATGATACCGTGAAAAACGTTTTTCAAGGACAGAACGTCCGTGTTGCTGTTACCTTCAGAGATTTTAATGACGGGCTTATCGATCCGACCGCGGTTACGGCATATACGCAGCGCGAAGCCGATACTGCATGGACCGACGTCAGCGGGTCCGTTGTTCATGACTCCACAGGGAAATACCACGTCGATATCGCAACAGAAGCAAAGAGCGGAGTCTACGAATGGCGGTTCCGCGGAACCGGCGCTTCAGCCAACGCAATCCAGGATCGGTTTTATGTGATTCCGATGGCTCCAGGAGAAACTGCTCCGTAGTTGGGGTAGAATACGAAGTAGAGGATTAGAGACATGTATACCGAAGGTGGAGCTGGACGATACGAAGGGGCAACACGCCAGGGGTTAGTTTTTGCTGCAGCAAATCAGGCAGCGAAGACTTATACTCTTTTCGGAAATACAACTGCGACAGGACTTATTCTTTCCAATCCTCCGAATTCTGGGAAACTGCTTTCTGTTGTCTCTATCGAATTTATGAAGGCGGCAGTTGCTGCTGCTCAGTTCGAAGATCTGGTTATTAGCGTTGGAGCAATGGGTGGAAGTTTTGCCCATACAACTCCGCTTACGGTTCAACCTTGCAATGTCGGAAAGGCTCCGTCGATCGGAGTAGGTCTCTGCGACGAAGCTGCAACGTTAACGGCTGCAGGACTTGTCATCGCCCCTTTCGCAGTTCCATCAGCTTCCGCAACAGCAAACGTCTCTGTTCCTCCGGTTACGATCTGGGAAGTAAGCGGTCGATTTGCAATTCAACCTGGATCATTTCTTCAACTCGCTGGTGGATTTACGAACACCGTTTCTGGCGTTGGCGGAATTATCTGGCGCGAGATTGACATCTAAGAAAGACGCGGAGGCGCGATGATTTGGAAAGATCCGATTCTACCGAAGATCGTCATTCCGTCTGATCTGAAGTCGAAATGGTTTCAACTTGGTAGTGCAAAATATCAACTCCTTCCCCATCAGTATGAGTTCCTGGCTGCAAAAGAGACTGAAGTCTGTAGCATGGGTGGATACGGTTCTGCGAAAACGTTCGGCGGGGTTCTTAAGGTCGCACATCTCGCAATGTTCCCGAACAACCGCGGGATCGTTGGCCGATTCGCTTCGACCGACCTGGAAGACACCACTGAACGCGATCTCTTAGACTTCCTTCACTCCGCGGAACTATTACACACAGCGCCAAATCAGCACACCAAAAAAGCAATTGTGCGATGCGTGGATCCAGTCACGCAACGAAATCTTGGTTACTTTAGTGAGATCTCGTTTCAGCATATGGACGATCCGAAGCATCTGCGCGGTCGACATATCGGTTACTATTGGATAGATGAAGCAAGTGAGGTTCACCCTGATGCGAAGAAAAATCTTGACGGTCGTACTCGTTGGAAGGCTTTTGCTGGCCGATACCAAAAGCTTTTTACAGGCAATCCAGAGGGCCATAACTATCTATATGATCGTTTCTTCAATAAAGACGAAATTCTTAAAGCAGTGTGCGGCCATCCAGAATGCACCCTCTCTCAAGAGCAATGCAACATCCAGCATATACGTCTTAAACGCCGAGGAATTCACGCGAAGACGTTCGACAACTACTTCTTAGCGAAAGACTACATTGAAGATATGCTTGCATCGTATAGCCCGAACGAGCGGCAGCGCTATATGGATGGCGACTTTGATATTTTTGAAGGCGCTGCCTTCCGTGAATTTGATCGCAACACACATGTACTGGCCATATGAGCGAAACTTTTAAGGATTGGGAAAACGATATTCCGCCTCGATACTGGAAGCGGATCCTGGCAATGGACGTCGGAGGCGCCACAGCGAACGTCTTGGAATGGGCGGCACTGTGCCCAGAGACGCAATCGCTGGTGTTCTACGATGAAGTCCACAAAGTAACGACAGACATGTCTGAAGTCGCGAAACTCGCGCTTCCGAAGATGAAACCGGAAGGATCACAGAATGAATACGAATTCATCGCTAAAGCCGGAGACTACGAGAACAAGATTGCCCTGGATGACATGGCCCGTCACGGGATCCGATTCACCAATGCGGTGAAGCAGAACAAGATTTTCAGTGTGCATCGCTTCGCTGGATATCTTCATCCGAATCCGAAACGCCCGTATCCATCCTGGCACCCAATGGCGGGTCAGTACGGAGCCCCGCTGTTCTTTTCGACTCCGCGCTGTAAACATCTGAATGACGAGATCCCCCAGCAGAAGTGGAAGAACGAAGCGAAAGGAACGAGCGTCAAGGATGAACTCGATCGAACGGTAAAACATGATGCTGTCGACTGCGCTCTTTACATCGCGCGAATCATGCCAGCCCCGATTACAATTCCGATTTTAGTTCCGAAAATCCAAACCGAGACTCGCAGTTTGCAGAGTCAGATATATTGGGAGAACGTCAGGATGCAGGAAGAACGGAAGTCCAATGTGCAATCCAGGACTCCATACACGCCCGGACACGTAGGAGGCAACGATCAATGGCGATCATTATTGGGATTTTAGTTCTAGTCATCGCGTTTCAGGAATATCGAATTCACAAGTTAATCGAGCGGTTACTATTGCAAGCGAATGTGCCAGATGTTTTCAAGCCGACTCCAGTACGAGCCCCGGCTTCAGACTCTGAGCGAACAGCGCCCGAAAACCGAAAGAAATTATTTAGCCTACAGATTCCGAGTTAGAATCATCATAGGAGATTTCCTATGAAGAAGTTTATCGCTTGTCTGTGCATGGTCCTGATTTGCAGTTTGAGTTTCGCTGAAAAATCGCAGAGCGTTGCTCAGCAACTCTATGTTCCGGTTTTCTGCGCCGGTCAGCCAATGGGGACAGGATTCCCTGTTGATACGAATCTTCTAATGACTGCCGGTCATGTGCGATGTCCTGAAGGCGAAGCCACAACGATAAGCATCGACCACGGCAAGACATGGATTAGCGAGGAAGACTGGCTTGTGAGCGGCGATTTCGATGTGGCGATTCTGACGGTCACAGGGAAACCCTTCAAAGAGTTTGCGCACTTCCGGGATCCGAAACTCGGAGAAACTGTATCCGGTTATGGAATTCCTTATGACGGTCTCCTGTCGACCGGAATCATTGCCCACCTGGAGGATTATTTCGTTTTCACAACGAATATTCCGATCGGCGGAATGAGCGGATCCGCAGTTGTCGGAACTGACGGAAAAGTTGTTGGAATGGTGAATTTCGGACTTCCGGATCAGCGAGTCGGTGGTACACTTTCTGGTGGGTATCAGGCAAAAGTCTTGACCGACCTAATCAAAAGTTTCAAAGAATTTAAGGGAGCAAAATAATGGAAGATCTCTATGTTTCAATGGCAGTTTCGGTTTTGCTGAGCACGATCAAAAATCCGGACAAGAAAGCAAAGCTGAAGACCGTGTTTCTGAAAGTCTATCAGACAATCAAAACCGTCTACGCTGGTGATCCGGATTTTGCCTAATGGATATCGGACGTCTGGATCAGTCAATCGAATTAGGTGAAGGTTGCAAACTCACCGCGTACAAAGATACTGAAGGAATCTGGACGATTGGATGGGGAACCAATCTCCAGAGCCTTCGCATCGACCAGGAACTTGCCGATAAGTGGAAGACTGAGAAGATCAAGAGCGTGATCGTCTCTGCAAAGATGTTCCCGGAGTGGCAATTCCTGGATACCGACGCGCGGCAGAATGTCTTCATCGAAATGGTCTATAACATGGGACCAATGCGCGTGAGCGGGTTTACCGAAATGCGCAAGGCGATTACCAAGCAGGATTGGGAAACCGCGGCAAAGGAAGGACTCAGTTCGAAGTGGGCGACTCAGGTCGGCCAACGCGCGAATCGCTTGATGGAAATGCTTAGGACCGGACAGTTTCAGGCATAATCGACTTCTGGAAGAGGAGAAGGCACATACCAATGGACAGAACTTCTATGCCCGTCGTTGTCGACATAAACAATCCCGCAGATAGCTTCTCCCCACTGGAGAGCACTCTTAATGTCGTCATCGGAGAGATGCCAGCAACATTCGTCACCTTCAGCGGAGCAATGAGAGTGAATCGTTCCGAGAAAATCTTCTTCCTTTCGAAGCGCGGCCTTTTTAGAACGGATGATCCCACGGCTTCCTCCTGTGATCTTGATTCCATCGGGGTCGGCGCTATGCTCGACCGCAGCGATTCGGGTAATGAGGAAGTTACCCTCGTCGGACCTGAGTCCGTGGAGGGCAGCGAAATGCTCATTTGGGAACCTCTTCCGGCATTCCCGCCTGAATTCAGCTAACATTTTTCTTGGGCAGATAATCTTCATGCTGGTATAACCGAATGGTCGGGAAACCACCTTAACCAGAATTCGACGAAAAACTTCATGCCGCCTCCTAGTGGTATGATACCAGTATGGCGGCAAACGCGATACAAAATAAACGAGGCGTTCCTGGTCCAAAAATGTACGACAACAAACCGGCTCCAGATTCCTTTGCCGGGATGTCGGAGAAGGAGAAGCTGCAGTCGATCTGCGGTTATATTCGTAACACCGATCGGGAGCAGAAGATCCGCCGCAACACCGTGTTCTATCTCATGGCTCTGTACTATCAGGGCTACCAGAACGTTGAGCTTAGCCCCGGAACCGCAACCTTCGATATCTATGAGCGCGATGATTTTTACGTAGAGAATCAATTCCGCCACCACATCGATGCGGTGGTGAACTCCCTCTCGAAAAACGAAGGCGAGATCGTCATCCGGCCAGCTTCCGCAAATCAGCAGGATATGACAAAGGCGCGGGTCGCAGGACCGGTCCTGGATATGCAGAAGGCGACAATCGGCTATCCTCGAGTCCGAGATCTGAAGAACCTTTACAAATGCCTGTTCGGGAACGCCTTTATTTTTGTGGACTATGTGCGCGATGCAAAACACGGCTCGATCGTGACGCCAAAGTTCACCTACACAGAAGTTCCGGATGAATCGGATCCGACTGCTGAGCCTTTCATGTCGAAAGTTCCGAATGGGTTTAGCACCGTTAACAAAGGACAAGAAGTGTGCGTCGTTTGCTCTCCGCTGGAAATCAGTGTTAGGGCGGATACTAAAGGGTTCGAAAACATCACGTCGCTCCAGTGGAATAGTCGACAAGATGCGGACCTGATGAATTACGCATATCCAGGGCTCGGCGCCGAGAACGGAGCATGGAACGATGATCTTTCGAAGCAATATATGGAAATCCTCGCGAACCTGCCGGGAGCGGTCCTTGTCGATTCCGAATCGATCAACATTGGAACGATCCAGGTCAAGAAAGTTGAATACTCGCGCACGTGGCTGCTTCCGAGCACATTCGCTGGCGATAAGGCTCTTGAAAAAAAGTTCCCTGATGGTGTTCATGTCGCAACGGTGAACGGAGTCGTTGTCGACTACTATCCGGAAAATCTCTTCGACCGGTGGACCCATGAAGTTCTGATTCCGCTGCCGCATTCCCTACTCGGGGATGGCTTATACGATGCGATGCTGCTGCAGGACATCATCAACGAAGCAAATTCGCTCATCCTGCAGCACGTGCGCTATTCCACGGTCGGTCACAACATTTACGATTCGAACGTGATTGATCCGAAGGATATTGTGAACGATCCGAAAAATGGTTGGGTTCCGGGGAAACCAGGACTCGAAAAGAATATCCGCGATTCAGTCTTCCAGATTCAGCCGCAGCAATTGAGCGGTGACGTCGCTGCGTGGCTTGGAGCGAAGATGAATGCGATGGAGGATATGACCAGTGCATATGCTTCTTCAATCGGAAAAAGCATAGGCGCGAACACTCCGTACTCCCAGAGCGTGTTCTTGAACGAACGAGCACAAAGCCGGTGGCAGGGATCGCTCTCCTTCAATAGGCCAGAGATGATTCGATTCCATCAACAGCTTCTGAAGATCGCACAGACGGAGTGGATGGAAGATCGTTCGAACGCGATCATCGCGAATACCGGCGCCTGGAGTTTCCAGCAATTCTCGCAGGCCGATTTAGGCGGCGAGATCGATATCTCGTTCAGCAACGCGGATCTCGCGCCGAAGAGTCGGTCAGAGCAGGTTCAAGCACTCGGAATGCTTCAGCAGTTATATCCACTGGTATCACAACTTCCGCCGAAGCAGAAATTGCGTGTCGAAGAAATACTTGGAATGCCATCAGATTCGAATCCAATGAGCACCCAGATTTCTCGGGCATATCGGCAGATTGATCGGCTTATTAAAGGCCAGACTCTTGCTCCGCTTGCCGGAGTCGACGATCCGAACATTCAGGCGCCGGTAATTGTGGACTTCCTGGCGAGTGAAGACGGCGAAGATTTAGCACTCAGCAATCCGCAAGCATTCTCGGCCTGCTATGTTTATTGGGCAGCGCTGATGCACATGCTTCAGATGCAGCAGGGATTCATTCAGCCGGGGCAACAGGCCCAAGCGCAACCCGGACAGCAGCAACAGCCAGGGCAGCAGAAACAACCAGCTGGCGGTCAACCAGGACAGCAAGGCGGCGGTCCCAAAGGTGGTCCAGGAGGAACGCAGCAGCCGAATGCTCAGACGCCAGCGCAACCCGCACCACCGGTTGCACCACCAGCAGCGTAACGTGGTATATTTGAAAAATAGGAGGCTCCAATGGAACCAGAGACAGTTGTAAACGAATTGAAGGCCGTGATTGACGAAATTTCCGCAACTCAAGCACCCCCGGAAGCACCACCGGTCCCAGTCCCCCCGACCTATCAGGATCGAGTTCGAACCGAGAAAGCGGAACTCGATGCAAAGATCGAAAAACTTCAGGCGTTCATCGACGGAGACGTCTTCAAAAATATGAGTACCAACGTCGAGGGTGCCGACGAGCGCGGAAGACTCAAAAGTCAATTGAATTTCATGCGTGGGTATTCCGATATTCTCGGAGAACGCATTATCCGATTCTAAGTTTCTAGGAGGCAACAATTATGGCAGATACAGTACAAACACCAACACTTGAACAGACGACTGCGGCAGAGCTGGATGCTTTGCTTGGAACACCAGGATCTGCTGCTCCCGCAGCAGTAGTCGAGGATGGGTCCAAACCCAAACCCGACGCCAAGAGCCCTCCGGTTGCCTCCCCGGAGGGTTCTGAAACTCCCTCGGAGGAAGATACTCTTATCGCAGCACTCGAAGCGATCGAGGAAGAGAAACCGGTAGAAGTAAAACCAGACGAGAAACCTGCTCTGAGCGAAGAGCAAAAAGCGGTTCTCGATGTGATCCCAACGGCGACAGAAGCCGTTCGACTGCATAACGTCGAGCAGAACTACAACAACTTCACCGGCGCCTTGGCAAACGGCCAATTCGACAACGTTCAGAAGATGATTGAACAATGGAATCCCGACGTATGGGAGGGTTTGCTTGAACACATCTACGAGCAGAAGGTTGCTTCTGGCGAATGGGTGGATCGTTTTATTGCAGTCGCTGATGGCAAAGGCCCAACAAAAGAATTCACGAAACTCCAGAAGGAAGTGAATGAGTTAAAGAATCAACTCGTCGATAAGAAGACCGGAGAAGCGCAAACAAATGCTCAGCAACAGCTCAGCGATAACTTGAAGAAATACAGCACTCACGTTGGAGAACTATTCGATCAGCTGAATTTCAACAAAGCGGATCGGCGTTGGATTGTGGCGGATTTGAATCTTCGAATTGCTGCGGATCCCAAAGTTCTTGCCGCGGTGCGCGGAGGAAATGCGAAGGCTGTGAACGCGCTTTTCAAAGCGACCTGTAAGGACTATATCAATCGCGACAAGGAAGTCGTTGAGCAGACCACAGAGAAAATAGATGCTCAGAGCAAGAAGAAACTTCCGCTCGGCGGCGCGGCTGCTGTTGCCGAAGGCGCATTACCAGAAGACTTCAAGAACGTTCCGGCGAAGGATGCCGAGAGCGTCGCATCGCGGATGCTCGACAAATTGCTTGGTAAGAAAAAGTAATATTCACAGTTGCTGTGAATTTGGGCCGGAAGGTGAATATCTTCCGGCTTTTTCTATGTAATCGGCAAGAGCGCGAAGAATTGTGGGATTCTCGTTGGCGTGACCAACTGCGAGATTGCAGCCACTGCAAAGGATGCCACGAATCATGCCTGTCGAATGGTCGTGATCGATGCTCGGCTTGTTTTTGGATCCGCAGATTTCGCAACCGTTCTTTTTTCGCTCAAGAAGACTCGCCGCTTCTTCGAGAGAAACTTTATAACGATTTCGAATTTCATAAATAGCGTGTCTATCCGGGTTTGCCTTTCGGTATTGTCTTTGATAGGCAGGGTTTGACCCGTTTTGGACTCTCCGTAATCTTGCTAATTCGCGATTTGCAGCCATCCATTCTGGATCGGCCTTCTTTTTATCGTAGTATCTTCTGCCAGAAATACGCCGATTTTCTTTGTGGTCCTTCTGCCATTGACTACGATACGCTCGTGCTTTTTCTAAATCTGTATACGCCATTCCTGAATTCTACAAAGCTAAAACACAAAGTGCCACATAAATTATTTGCTTGACTTAGCATTTCTTTTCTGAGGCGTGGTATATTTTGTATAGACAGAAGCACAAGGCAGAAGTCAAGACAAATCGGGCTACGGCCCTTAACGAAGGAAAAAACTTATGGCTCTCGGAGATTTGGCCCAGCTTAACGGCGTGGTAAAGATCATAGGAGGGAAACTTACTAAGGTCTACGAGGAAAAAGCGCTTCTGCACAATCGCCTCCAAAAAGGAAAGGGCACTTCGATCAGCGATCGAGGCGTTGAGATTCCAACTCAGCTTTCTCCCAACTTCAACCATGCTTTCATGGCTGACGGTGGTGAGTTTCCGGTTGGCGGATCGGTCCTGGTGAAAAGGGCATCCGTCTATTTCAAGAACATCGCGCACACCGCTCGTCTGACCGGCGCTGCGCTTGACGCGATCAAAGGCGGGGATCGAGCCTATATCGATAACTCGCTGTCCTGGACTCTTGAGGAAACGGTGAAGTCCGCTGCGAAGGCCGGAAACATTTACGCTCACGGCGTTGGGGACGGTCGCTTGGCGACGATCTCTGCCGGTGCTAATTCCGCCACGCAGACTGTAAACAACAACGATAAGAATCGGTTTCTGCGAGACGGTTTGGTGGTTCAGAGCGTCACGCCTGGAACCGGTGCAGTTACCGCGACTGGTACGATTCTGAATTCGAAGGCTTCTGCGACTACGTTTACGACTGTGGCTGCGATGACGACTACGCTGACCAGCGATATTATCGTCGCTTCTGGATCTTTCAATCTGGCGATCGCCGGAATGAAGTTGATGATCGACGACACGACCAACGGAGCGGTTACGTTCCAGGGGTTGAGCCGAACGACTTTCCCGAGCTACAAGGCATTCCGAGTCAACGCCGGTTCTACCGGTATGGATCCTGCCTTCCTGCGAAGAGCGCTGAGCGCCGGTATCCACATCAATGTTGGAGAACTGGACAGGGACAATCTGGAAATCTGGGCGCATCCCGCACAGGTCTCCGCGTATCATGCTCTGGGTTGGAATCTGAAACGATTCGAGGGGACCAGCAAATCGGTGGATCTCGGTTTCGTCACCAGCGAGTATGAGGGAATTGCGATGGTCCAGGACGTCGACTGCGACAAGGATCGGGTCGAGTTCATCGATTTCTCCACGATGGGGAAATACGTTGCCAAGGATTATGGCTGGGATGATCGCTCTGGCGCCGTGCTGAGCCGCGTTGTGGGAACGAATTCCTACAAGGATCAGTTCGAAGCCTATTACACGGGTCGGTTCAACTACGGTTGCACTGCTCCGAATCGCAACGCTTTCGTGGATGGTTTGACTATCCCGACCGGATTCTAATCAGGAGAAAACGAATGTCAGTTAAAGCAGCTCGCGGACAGTCAGACGGAAATCTGGCTGTCATGTTCAAGATTCTCGATACCGCTGGAACACCTTCAATTGTGGATGTCTCGCCAGCGTCGATGCTGGCAGATATCTCAGTTGTGGATACTGGAGTTGGTATCTACGATGTGACGGTCAAGAATTTCCAGGGGCCGCAGCAAAAAGTGAATATCCAGGTTACGCCTTATGTGATCGGGAACTTTGGAACTGTGACGGCTCGAAGTTATTCCGGCGCAGACTTTTCGTTGACAGTCAAAACTGGAACGGCAGTCACAGACTTCACAGCTGCAGATACGTCTAGTGACGTTCGATTGGAGGCTTTCTAATGGCAGCGATTACAGCGGCACCGACTCCTCCGAAGACCAAGATGGGAAAAGGCTTCTACCAGGATCTGGATTGGGCCTTGAAAACAATGGTCGCAGCCCTGGCCGACGATACGTCGAACGGGACAACGGCAAACACGATTGCGGAATTGCAGACATACATCGCTGCAGTTATTCTGGTACTGTAAAGGAGAATAGAACATGGCAGCAGCAACACAGGTTCCCGCGGGGACATGGCACGGCAAGGGTTGGATTGTCCAGCTCACTGCAGATATCAATACGGCAGTCGCTGAAGGTATCTTCGCCGGATCCGATACGGTCACAACTGCGCTTGCGAATCTGGCAACAGAACAAGCCACTCGTTAATACCGATAGGGCGTCGATTAGATATAGGTAGCCAAAGCGAAATGCAGGGCTCCAATCTTCGACGCCCTTATTTTTTATGATAGGATTAGTTGGAGGCAGTTATGAAATGGTTACAGGCCGCTGATGCACCACAACCGCCAGATTGGTTCGTTCGCGAACTAAAACTAATTGACCCAACTCTGCGTGCCGTCTGGGGGCTCGAACGATATCTCAGAGAGGAATGGGCTATCGAGCGAAAAACCCCTGCAGAAAACTACTGGCTCATGTATGAATCACTACTTACTAGCGATGAACCACGATTCGTCGATCAGCCAGTCTATGACTGCGAGCAGAGAGAAACGGATCCTATCACTGGAATCTTTATCGGTTACAAGCAAGTAGGAATTCGAAAATACGATCTGGCTCCAGAATTCGAATGGGTTGCGTTCCGTCCTACCTTAGATCAAGCCTTACTGACGCTTATCAAGAAACTTTATTGGGAACGAGATCATCCGGAAGAAGTTGCTGCAGCCGCAACCGCAGAAGCAGAAGCAAAAGAAAAATCCGATCAGACAAAGATCGACGACGCAAAACGAGAAGGCATTGACGAAGCTTTCTTAGAGGTAGAAAAAGTTCGTCAATTCGGATACGGAAAAACAAGGAAGGAGCAGTTCGACAAATGAGTTGCTGCTGGCCTCTTGTCCCAAACTCACATGACCAGTCTTGTCCAAAATATCCCGCTGACGGGGTATTTGAAAAATGCACCTGCGGGGCGGTGGAAAGATTTGCGGCAGAAATTGCTGAAATGCGAAAAAACAGAGAAGATACAGAAAAGGAAAAAGAGGAGAAACAATGAGCACTATTGCAGTCTTCAACGGCTTTGGAAAATACGAGCAGACCCAGGATGGCCAGAAAGGAATCACACTGAAATTCGGTGGCGTTCCGTTCTGGTTACCATACGATAAGATCACTTATTTCCCGGATTACACAATGCGGGAAGTCGATCAAGATAAGAGTTCTCCTGGTGGCCAGGTTCAGGGAGAGCTGGTGTACCACACCTTCCGCGTCTCCGGCGATACGATCGTCGATATTCTTTTGGAGAACGGAGATACGCATAAGAATAGCGACAAAGGGATTATCGTGATCCCGAGCGAAGGCCACCGAAAAGACTCCTATATCAAGGTTTCATCCGGGTATGAAATCGATGGTCGTCCAATTTTTGAGAGTATCCAGGAAATCGTTCCTACAGCGTTGGAGATCCAGGAAGCCCATCGACTTGCAGATATTTACAAGCAAACCGTTGTGCAGGAGTATCTTCAGTCGAAACGGGAACGAATTAACGGCGGAGTCGGGCAAACAACTCCCTCTGGCCTTACCCGCGTTTACATGGATGAACTTGGCATCAAGGATCTGGATGATGTTTCGAAGAGTCTTGAGCAGTCAGGCGCCAACGGGTTAACCCTGGAGATCCTGCAGGAAGCCGTCAAGGCTTTGCAGGCGTTGAACCCAAAGCCGCAGACCACAGTTCCGGAGCCAACTAAAAGCGGCCCTCCGGGAAAAGCGACTGGTTTGAAGGAAGTTCAGCCAAGCATCGTATAATGGTGGTATGACCACCGTTGAAATGATGGATCTTCTGACTCAAAGAACGAAGATCACGGATCAGACAAAGCTTTTGCGCGAATTGCGAGACGCCTATGATTGGGCCGTCAACGAGATCTTTATCTCTGCTGACGGCCCTCAACTTTTGATGACTGTCGGAGAAGAGCTTCCGGTTCTTGCAGCAACAACTCGCGATTACGATCTGGAAACCAATCTGGTTGGTGGAAGTATCCTCGGCCTGCAGACTCTCTGGGCAAAGTTTCCGACAGGATTAAACTTCACGCCTTTGATTCCACGCGCGGTAGCGAGCCAGGATTTCATTGCAATGGACTCATCCGCAATTGCAACACCGCTTATTGCAACGAATTTCCCGGTGTTCTACTCGATTGTAAACGACGGGAAAGTTAGATTCGCTCCGGCACTTCCAGCAGGAACCTTCCTTCGGGCAGATTATGCCAGGGTGGGACCGGCGCCAGATCCGACGACCAACCCGACGCAGCAGGATGGTACAGATATGCCTAGCATCTTCCACAGAGCTATTTTGGCGAAGGCAACTGCACATCTCTTCAACACCCTGGACGATAGCCGGGAAGGTGGATGGGAGACCCGCGCCATTCAGTTTAAGAACAGCGCTATATACGCCGCGGGAAAAGGAACTCGATCGCAGCGGCCAGTTGAGACGCGGCCATTCAGACGCGGGAATCGCAGGAGAGGGGTTTAGTATGCCAGCAACATCAGTAGCACAGAGACGTCTGTTTGCAATTGCCGAACATAATCCGAGCAAGTTGCATAAAGACAACAAGAAGATCCTTGGGAGTATGTCTCAGGATCAGATGCACGATTTCGCCGCAACACCGGAAAAGTCATTGCCGATGCACGTTGCGAAAAGCAAAGCCGAAAAACTCAAAACGTTAAGGAAAAAATAATGGGAGCGCGAGGCGTTACCCCGCACATCATTTCTTCGTGGCGTGGGTTGAACACATTCATATCTGAAACGAATGTCGATGAACAATCCTGGATTGATTCAGATAACGTTCTGGTCAACGCCAAGGGTGAGGCCGAAGTTCTGCGTTCTCCGAAGACATTCGGCAATGCAATCCCGTCTGGCCCATTGACGATTGTCAGTATGGATGAATACCAGCGCACTGCCGGGAATGCGCTTATCATCGATCACGGAACGCGCACAGACTATCTCCTCGCTGCCGCTGGCGCAGTGACGAACATTCGTACAGGAAGTAACGGCGCAGCTTGGACTTCTCTTTCTATGAAGGATACTCTTCAGCGCATCGACAGCCACGAGTTTATCCAGATCTTAAATGATTTCTCGATTCGCAGAAACGGAATCGATCCTCCCGCCGCAGCCCCGACGATCTCTTATGTCGCCAATGGTGGGGATACAACAGTCATTGCATCGAGTCTCCAAGGTAGCTACTGCTACATGAATAGCGTGACCGGCCACGTAAGTCAGCCGAGCGATTTAAGCAATATCCTGGGGCCAAAGGCTGCGGGATTCGATGTGCGATTCGCCGTGACTGCAAGTGCGCAGACCGGAGTTGACAAAATCATTTTCTTTCTGACTGAAGATGGCGGATCGATTCCGTATCTAGTCATCGATAACTCTACGTCAAATCCGCATACGGTTGCCAATGCGACAACGAACTACGACATCGTTCAGTCCAGTGTTGGACGCGATACACTAACCCCAGAGCCTATATATAATAGCGTTCCGATCACGAATGCGACACACATGTTCGAATACAAGGATCGCATCTTCCTGGTTGCGAATGGAGGACTTCAGTATTCCGGATTCGAGACTTGCTACATCGGAAATACCTACGAGAGTTGGCCGTTTCTGAATCAGCTCAATTTGAAAAACGATAAAGCAGTCGGCGGAATCGGCACCCAATCTGGCGCCTTGATCTTCGGAGAAAAGGATTGCCATCTATTATCTGGATTTCCGTCGGACAAAGTAAGTTCTCCAAACAACGTCGTCGCAGTGACAGAACACCTGGATCCGCTGCAGTGGAACATCGGCATCACATATCCAAAGACCGCAGTTAAGACACCGTTTGGAGTTATATGGACCGATCAAACAAAACGGATTCGACTCTGGACTCAACAAGGATTCCCGTCAGAAATTGCGCAGCCTTTGCGCACAGAACTTGACGGGATGACCGGAGCCCTTACCGCGCGATGGTTCCAGCACGGGAAGAACGGCGGATACTACGTGCTGACGAACGGAGTCACGACGTTAATCCTTATGGTCTATCTCTCACCGGCTAATGGCCAGATGCAGTTTGGTTACGGGAAGAGCACAACCCTGGATCCGGAAGCGATGGCGGTGGTGACCTTCAATAGCGAAGAGCGATTCTTCTTCGGAAAGACAGATCAGATCTGGGAGACACTGGATCCAGACCTGGCTGGCGGTGGATGGGCCGCAGGAACTCCGATCTTTTTCAAAATGCTGATTGGCGGAATGGATGTTCTGAATTTCACGAGCCTCCATAGCATAAACATCAACGGGGGTCTGAATACCTTAGTTGTTACGCACGATCGCCTGAACAAGAACCAGAGCGGGGTCATTATTGATGGAGAGCCGCAGACTGTCGATCTGTCAACAGATCTCGAAGAAGCCGATACAGGCGGAACTGTGTACGGAATCGTCGATTCACCGGAACGCGCATTCCATATTGTGAAATTCACTTTTGGCCTGGACGATACCCAATACCGAAACATTAGCGGGTTTACAGTGAATGTGAAACCACTGAAGAGGCTAATCTAATGGGACGCGAAATTTTCAGGAGCTATCTTCCGACACCAAACTTGATTCAGGATGGCGCAAGTCTTCCAACAACTCCAATCCAACTCTCAGATGGTGATTGGGAAGGATTGCGGCGACTTCTGGAATCTATTCGCCAGGTTGTAAATGGAACTGGCGGTACGATTACCGGCAAGACGTTTCAGACTGCAGTAGAGCCAGATCAGCGCGTCAAGATTTCCACAGCTAGTGGGATTCAGATCTTCAATGCGAAGAACCAAATCACGGCCACGTTTGACGGAGACGAGTTAACCATTCTTGGTGGCACCATTACCGGCGCAACATTCCAAACAGCATTGAGCCCGAATCAGCGAGTCGAGATCACTACCGCAAACGGGATTCGAATTTACGACAATACGAATACACTAACCGCGCAGTTCAATGGCACAACACTCACTCTTATCGGCGGGACGATTACAGGCGGAACCATTACCGGATCTACTATCAAAACCGCAGTTAGCCCAAACGCACGAACAGAAATTACTACCGCGGATGGTGTTCGGATTTACGATTCGACAAACGCGCTTGTGGCTCAACTTGCTTCTGCAAATGCAGGCGGCGTTTCCGGATCGTTTCTTTTTGCGAGTAAGGCATCGATCACAACTGAGCTTCGTACAAATAGCATCGTTAGTGGAAGCGGCGCTGGAAATCCGATCACAATCGATTCCCTAACCGGTGCAACTCTTGGGGGCCAAGCGGATATCAAAATCGACGGATCCGCAGCTCAGGGGAAAGTAAAATTCGAAACGCAAGGCGTCACCCGAGTCACGATCGATAACACAGGGCTAGTTATAAATTCCGGGGTCGTAACCGGAAACTTGACCGGGAACGTCACAGGAAATGTGACCGGCAATCTTACCGGCGACAGTACAGGTACGCATAATGGTGCTGTTGCAGGGTCTGGCAGCATTCGTGGGTCGTTCGTAGAGGCGTCATCATATCTCCAAAGCGACACCGGGGATGTCTATCTTGGTCCAAGTGCTTCGAGTATTTATTCCATGATTAAAACGAACGGCGGAACAACTATTAAAGCGAGAAAAGCGGATAACAGTGGCTATGCGAGTTTTGAGGCTGGGGATATCACGTCCAGTGGTCTAGTCTCCTGCTCGACCATCACGGCAGGATCTACCGCCTTTGGCGGCATTACTGGAACGTTCAATCCAACTTTGGCTACCAGTGTTACCTTTGTTGATGGTATATTATTTGCATTCAGCTAGACGGCTAAACAGCCAGTTAAAAAGTTAGACAGTTAAAGGAGGTTCACACAATGCTTGGACATGTTCCCGTAGATCCGCTCGATTATGAACTGATTCGACTCGCTTATCTCTCACAGCAAGAGGCAACTGCAAAATTGCAAGAACGATATACAGTTGTTCAGCAGCAACTCGCACGCATGGCTGAGAAGGCTGGCGTTAGGTTGGAGGATTACACCTTCAGTCTGGATACCCATATGTTTGAGCCAATTCCCAAACCAACAACAATTGAAAAAGCACCGGTCGAAGAGGCAAAGACGGATGCGGCACTGTCGAATGTTGTTGACTTTCCAACCACTTCATAAAGCAATTCCGGCCTGGGGTATAATGACTCTATGGCCGGAATTCCTACACCTTTCGATTGGCAATCTCTGATAACGCCTGCCGCCGCTTTCGGTGGCAAGCTTCTTGGGGATACCCTTGCTCCAGCACCAGACTTAATGCAGGCGCGAACTAATCAGCAAACCGCACAAGTCAATAACGAAATTGCAAAACAGAAGATGGCAAACGCGAATGCGATTCGTGGCATTGCTCTGCCCGGAATGATGACCCAGCTTGGGTATTCTCCTGCGCAAGGCTCTCAAGCAGCGTCGAACTACGGATTCTCAGCAAACAATCCAAACCCAACTTACGGACCTACTGACTCAACGTCGACTCCAGGGACCGGATCCAAAGTCGGAAAAGCAATTCTCGGCGCCGGAATGAGCGTTGCTCCAGCAGTCGCGGGAAGCCTTCTTAAAGGTGGCGCAATAGCCGCTGGGAAACTTGGTGGTACAACAATGCTCGGCACTGCTCCGGTAGCAAGTGGAGGAATCGGTGGCGCATTAGGTTTCGGGGCTCCAGGGATTCTTGGACTCGGAGCTGCAACTCTACCGGTACTCGGCGGTGCCGCCCTAGCTGCAGATCTGATTTGGAAACATACCCAGGTTCATCCGACTGCTGATAAATGGGTTCAAAGTGCGCAGAATCCATTCGATGCAAAATGGAAACAAGTCGAACAGGCACAGCAATCGGGCCAGATCTCGGCGCAGCAGGCTCAGCAAACAAAGGTGCAGAATGCGCAGAACTATCTGAATGCTCTGCAAAGTTTCGCAGGTCAGGGGAGCAAAAATCTGACTGTTGCGAAACAGGCTGCAACAACGTTCCGACAATACTACGGTGACCCATCGCAATATGGAGTCCAGCTTTCGTTTTAGGAGACAACAGTGGGAATCATGAATCCGAATATCAATCCTTTAACAGGGAAACTCCTGACTCAGGACGAAATCGATTATTACAACGCCAACGGGTATCTACCGACCCCTGCTGGTGGAGCTCCGTTCATGAATTCTCCGGCACCGATTGATTCGTCTGCTGCTATGTTTTCAGACGGAGAAGGAATTCCGAATCCCTACCTGGCGCCTCCCGCTGCAACGCCGACTACCGCAGCCGCTCCAGCAGCTGCTCCAGCAGCCGCTCCAGCAGCTGCTCCAGCAGCCGCTCCAGCAGCCGCTCCCGTAGCTGCGCAGGATCCGTGGACTGATATCGCGAATGCGTATGGGCTCGGAGCGCCACCTGCAGTCGGGATGCCAGCAACTATGTCGCCGGTCAAAATTGGGCCAGCACCGCAGGCGCAACCGGCATTGATCGATCCTGCTTCGATCCCACAGCCGACTGCGCAACAGATGTCTGTCAGTCCAGAGATTCAGGCAATGGCAAGCGGTCAGGGCTATTCGCCAGATGTTGTGGCGCAGATGAAAGCCAATGCGATTCAGGATGCCGCATCTGCTGGCCAGCAAGAACTTTCTCAGACAAAGCGAATGCTTGGTGCGAACGGAATTCAGGGTGGCGCCGCGGCTGGGGTTGTTGGTGATGTCGCTCGACGCACTGGCGAGACACAACGCACTGCCACAGGGCAGATCGATGTGAACAATGCGCAAGTCGGAAACGAGAATGCAAAATTCGGTATCGGTCAGGAGACAACGATCGGCCAGAATAATATGCAGGCCACGAACGCTATGGCTCTGGCGAATGCCAGCGCTCTGTATCAGGGTCTTCGTTCGAATCAGGATGCAACGAATACGACAAACCAGATGAATACCGGTTTGACGTTCCAACGGCAGAACGATCAGGCGACAATGGACTACAACAATCAGAAGAGCCAATGGGATGAGCTGAACAAGCGATTCGGGCAGTCACAGAATATTCTCGGAGCGTGGGGGGCTGCAGCATGACACCAGAGGAATTAGATGTTTTGGAACAGCTTGTAGCGAATCACAAACAGAATGCCGCAGGTGCGGATGTCGCATACTCGAATGCGAATCCCGTGCCGCCACAAGCAAATCCTGCTGCGCCTTATCAAGCACAAGCTGCGCAGTACAAGACTCAAGCGGATGCCTTGGATACGCAGGCACAGACTCCTTATCCGCAGCCGGTAGGCGCAAAGCAACATGCAGTCGCTGCGACTCAGGCAGCGATGGAGAACTTCGGTCGACTCGGGGCTCCTGGTGGCTACTATGGCCAGGAAGATCAAAGGCAGAAGGACTTCATTGCAGAAAACGATAAGCGCGTGGCGCAGGCAAAGGCGCTTCGCGGTGAGTCGGCGCAGCAGCAACAGATGGGGCAGACAGCGACATATCAGGCTGGTGAGTTGGCGGATCGGAATCGCAATGCGGACATCAATCAGGGCGAATTGGATTTGAAGAACAAAATTGCGAACAGACCGGTGCGTGCGAATGAGACGACCGGATCCTCGTCGCAGGCTGTCGATCCGAATACGCAAATGCCAATTCCCGGAACGGAAGTCAAAGGACCGCCACGACCGGAAGTTCCGAATAAACTTCCAACTAAAGTTATCGATGAGGGAAACGGGAAGTTTGGGATGTGGGCGTATGATCCAACTGAGGGAAGTCTCGTACATCGTGTTGGCGATGCGCCTGCTCCTGGCGCCGGAGGAGCGGGTGGTGCTCCAGCAGTTCAGCAATATACAGCTCCTGACGGGACAACGCACGTCGCTGTTGTGGATAAGAAATCTGCAACCGGTCGTGATGTAACGATGCAAGGAGACACCGCTAAAACTCCAATTCAAGGACCAGCAGCAGGTAATGCAAATGCAAAGGCTCTGAATACGGCACAGGTTAGTACAAGCGCAGCTCGAAACATGGTTGCCAGTATGCAGGATACGCTGGCTCGAATCAAATCTGGAAAATCGACTGCTATAGGTGCAGACGACATGAATCTGTTATCTCAGCATTTGGCGATGACGTTTGGAACCGTCAAAGGGGCTCGTACAGGTCGAGACTTAATTCAAGAACACGTGAACGCGAGAGACCTTGGCGACAAGATGCAGGTCATTATGGAAAGCGTCCTGCACGGCGATCAGTTAGCTCCAGGGCAACGTGAAGAGTTTGTTCACTTGGCCCAGCAACGTTATGCCGAACTTCTCAGCGAACAGAAAAATTTGCAGCAGGATTTCGGAACCGCACCAGATTCAGGGAATGACGGGTTTGTTAAACCCGGGGGAGCCTTGGATAGTGTTTTGAAGGGTAAGCACTAACATGGCAGATTATACGATTGCAGAACTGCTTGCAGCAGTTAAGCAAGACCATCCTGAATTTGCGAATGTAGATGATAAAACTCTTCTCCATGCCGTATCTGTTGACCATCCGGATATGGTCAAAGGCGCAAAAGAATTTCAGACTCCAGCCGCTGTCGCAGATCCTGGTATTTTTTCCAGATATGTAACCGGCTTAAAGGATGCGGTTGTCGGTGCGGGTACAAGTCTTTACCATGCATTTGCGGATCCGCAAACCGCAGCCGAAAAAGCCTCTGGCGTTCCTATAGTCTCAACGCAAGCTCCGTTCTTTCCGCAAGCGGCAAAACGTATGCTTGTCGACCCGCAGATCGAACAATACCACCAAGCAAAAGAAGCGGAGAAACAAGGTCGCACATCGGAAATGGTTGGTCATGCTGTAGCCGCTGCTGTCCCTGGCGCGGGGCCAGTCGCTGCGGCAATTGGGCAACGCGCGGGGACCGGTGACTTCGCTGGAGCCGCTGGAATGGCAACTCCGGTGGTCGCGGCGGAACTGGCCGGTCCTGTCGTTGGCGCAGCGGATAAGCTGACGGCGCCTGATGCGATGATGATGAGAGCTGCAAAGCTTCGCGAGATTCAGAATGCCGGATTCAACAAGAAAGCAGCGGGATTTGGAATGGCGGTTGGTGGTGTCGCCGGTTACAAAATGGGTGGACCCTACGAAGCTGCCGCAGGTGCCGCAACAGGCGGGGCTCTTGCTGGTGAAGGTGTGCCAGTAGTCGCAGGCAAACTAGCGGATCTCGCAGAGCGAGTTGCGAAAATCCGTGCTGGAAGACCGGAACCAGTTCAGCAAGCAAATCCAATTCCGGATGCGACAGCCCAGGCGCAGAGCACAATTCCGTCTCCTGCTCCGCAGACTGCACCTGCCACTATCCCGATGCCGCAGGCGCCGATTGCGTCAAGCCGCGGATCGGATACCGGATATGTGCCTAAGTTTGGCGAAGGCGAAGTTGGAGCGCCAGCAACGGCGCCTCCACCAGCAGGCGAATTCTCGCCAGTTGCGAAGGGTCCAAATGACGCAGCGCATTACGATGCCCTGAACAACGCAACGATGAACCGCGTTCTTGGGATTCGCGAACCGGAAGATATTACCGGACAGGCAACAACTCCTCCTGGTGAGGCGCCAGCGGCTCAGCCTGCGGTGCCAGAGAATGTGCAGAACCTGGCATATGCCATCATCCGTCGCGGCAAAGGGAAGATCGGTGCGGATCTTGCGCTCACCAATGCGCAATACCTCCTGAAGATGATGCCGGAACTGGATGGCCTTTCCGAAGTGCCGGATTCCACTGGCGTCTCTCCGTTGGATCGTCATCTTACAGAACGTCTGAACCAGACGGGTCACGAGATCAACGCCGAACTACAGCAGAATGCCGACAAGCAAGTCAGCACGGTAAATGCAAAATCTGAGCTGAATGTTCTTGCAGAAATGGCTCGAACATCAAATCAGACATCGCTGTTTAACAACATCAACAAACTCGGAAAACTCTTCGCAGATAAGAATACAGTTTCGGGTCAGGAAGTGGCGGATATTCGGCAGCATCTGAACGATTCGCCAATTGATATCTCAGAAGGAATCGGGAAGAACGTTTATGAAGTTTTCAAGCAGCTCACCGAACAGGTCAGTCCGAAACTCGCAGATCTGAACAAGGACTACTTCACGATCAAAACTGCTACGGAACTAGCAGAGATTCGAACCGGTGGCAAGACTGCTGAATCCCAGGTTGGAGCAGGAACTCGTCCAAAGCAGAACTACTCCGACTTCGAGAAGGCGAGAATCGATAAGCTGAAAGAGATCCAGGCCGCGAATGACGCTGCAGCAAAGGGCGAAGCGAAAGCCGGAACCGCAGCGGAGAAAGCCGCGCAGAAGGCAACCGATAAGGCTGCAGCCGATAAAGCCGCGGCGGATAAGAAGGCTTTGGCTGACAAAGCTGCGGAAACACTTCGTCGACAGCGACTGGACAAAGCGAATCAGGAATCAAAAGCGAAAGGATTGAACCTGTGACCCCCGAAGAACTGAACGCGCATATCGATTCCAGGATCAAAGAGAACATGCAGGCGATCGCAGAACTTGCTGCGCAGAAGGCCATCGATAAGGTCTATGCCGACATCGGCGCCAGCATGGTCAAGAAGCTAATTTGGGGCCTCGGGGTTCTCGCGGTGGCTTTACTGATTTACCTTGCGGGTCGGGGTGCGAAGATTCCTCTTCCGTAACTTCGTCGATCCAAAACCACTCAAGTTCAGTTCCGCGAAACTTATCAGGATTATCACCTTTCGGATAGATACACGGACATCCAGGGTAGTGTTGTATATGACTCACAACCACTCCACAATACAGGAATTCGCAACCGGCAACAAGCGAAACTGAAAGACGTCGCCCTTCGCGGCATTCTTGACTTTCTCAATCTCCAATTCGTGCTTCAGCTCGTCCGCGCTGACCTTCCAAATAATCTCAAAGGCGCCTCCCATACCGCTCCACCCTCTCGGGCCACGCCCATCGGTCTTCCCTTCGTGGTGGATCAGCATAATCATCGCGCCGGTAGCCTCGTACAGCTTATGGCAATACCCCAGCAGCTCACCCATCTCTTTGCCGGAATTCTCGTCCGCTCCTGGGGTTACCGCGGCCAAGGTGTCGAAGAAGATGATCGATGGCCGTTTTTCGCGTTTAATGGCCTTCAGGAGCGCCGTCTGGTGAGCCCTATCGATCAGTACCGGGGCGGTCGGAAGCACCTTAATAGGTGCCGCTGAGGCTCCGCGTGCGGCTAATCCTGCGGCTAATCGTATCTGGATCCCACGATCGTCTTCCGCTGCCACATAGAGAATTGAGCCTTGCTTCACCGGTTGCCCCCTCCACGATTGGCCAAGGCTAATGGATAGAGCAAGATCCACCGCGGTAAAGGTCTTTCCAGCGCTGTGCTGGCCGTAAATGACCCCAATTGCCGCCTCCGGCAGGACTCCTGGGATGATCCATTCGGGCTCCGGGCGCTTGAATAGCTCGTCGAGATTGAGGAATCGGAAGTCCAGCTCCATTTTTTCAACCGGTTTCGATTCGAATAAGGTGGCTAATCCCTGTGAAACATCTTCAAAATCATCAACTGAAGCCTTGCTACCGCGTCTAAGAGAATCGATAGTGATAGGAGTGTCAGACCGACCAAAAGATAGCCAATGGCTCTCAAGATCTTGACGCCCCTCATATTTATGACTCGTCGCACTCCATTCATCCCAGATTGCAAAACCGTCATTCGATCCTCCAGTGGCGTCGTGTATCGCCATTCCGATCTTTATCCATTCGTCGTATCCGCAGTTCGGATCCCGTTTAGACAAGAAGTTGACGATTTCAGGATTCGATGATTTCTGTGCCAAAACTCGGTCATCCCGTTGCTGTATATCTGATCCGAGTACCGATTTCCATAAGGCCAAAAGAGCATCCGGGATTGGCGGAAGATTCCTCCAGTCGCCAACCCATTCATAAGGTTTGCCGGTGTCCGGGTGGATGCTTGGAGGAAGTACATCTTGTACTGATGTGGACTTGGATGTACCACAACGAAGTTCGAAGGCAGCGGGGCTACCGCAAAGAGAGATTGACGGTAATGGAGTCGCGAGCGCATAAATTAGTTTCCCCCTATTCGATCTTCCGCTTTTGATTTGCACCGCGGCAGGATCGGCCAAAAGATCGGCCAAAACGATGCCGTGCTGCACCAAATAAGCAGCGGCTTCGTCCATCCGGTCCAAGTCCAATGAGCAAGTCCCGCTGTAGGCATGCAGCAAGCCTGCTCCGACAAGACCTTCCGGATTGGTAATAGCGTTCTTCTGCTCACTCCAGCCGGTAGTTCTTGGGCCTTTGGTTCCAGGAGGGATGGCACAAATCTTCCAGCCGTGCTGAATGTATTCCGCGAATTGTGTCATTATTTCGTTTCAGGATATGGCAGTAAACCACCGTCTTCAACTTCGACCATTCCTTCGGGACCGTTTTCGTCGCATTTCATGAATTCGTGAAACAGTTTTAGAAGTCCGGCACCAGAATCGCGTTCGGTTCCCGATATAGAAACATGCTTGAAATACTGCTTTCCGTGTTCGGTAAGCACAATCCAAACATTCCAACGATCACGATATGACTGATACCCAATGTCCATATGCCACATCGAGCCG